GTTGGATTTACCGTAGAGCGTGCGGTTGTACACGATCTTCCTAAGGTTAAGTCAGTAGATTACATTAAGCATGAAAGAACTAATGACGCAGACTTTATTGTTCCTGACTCAAGACAGGGTTGGTCCTCTCTTCTCGGTAAGGTGTTAGATAGTTATTTCCATACAGGATCTTCTTTCACCTACAGCACGGTGTTGATTCGTGGTTACGGTGCTCCGCTTAAGACTTTTGGTGGGACTGCTTCCGGTCCAGAGATTTTGATTGAGGGCATTGCTGATATTCAAAAGATTCTTGAAGCCAGAGTCGGTAAGAAACTTCGTTCTGTTGATGCTCTTGATATTTGTAATATTATCGGGAAGATTGTTGTAGCTGGTTCTGCTCGTCGTTCGGCTCAGATTGCTATTGGTGACCCAGACGACTTTTTGTATCTTCGTGCAAAGAATTGGGGTAAGGGTGACATTCCTGCGTGGCGTGGTAACTCTAATAACTCTATCTTTGCTGATTCATATGATGAGATTATTGATGAATTCTGGAAGGGGTATGATGGCACAGGTGAGCCTTACGGACTTATTAATCGTGACCTTATTCGCAAGACTGGTCGTCTGGGCGAAAAGATTAATGACAAGCATGTAATTGGTACCAATCCTTGTGGTGAGATTGGACTTGAAGATGGTGAGCCTTGCAACCTTGCTGAAATCTTTTTGCCTAACATTGAAAGCAAAGAAGAGTTGTTTGATCTTAGCCGTCTGTTGTACAAGACGCAGAAGGCAATTACAACTCTAGACTATCCTTATGCTAAGTCGCAGGCTGTAATTACCAGAAACCGTCGTCTTGGTCAGGGCGTTACTGGCTGGCTTCAGGCTACTGAAGAGCAACTGTCTTGGATTGGTGAGTGCTATGAGCAACTGCGTGCCTTTGACAAGGAATGGTCAGAAGGCCAGGGTATTAATCCTTCAATCAAGTTGACTACGGTTAAGCCATCAGGAACTCTTAGCCTGCTTGCTGGTGTAACGCCGGGTATTCACCCTGCTTATTCTCAGTATTACATCCGCCGTGTTCGTATGGGTAGTGCTGATCCGTTGGTGAACTACTGTCGTGACAAGGGTTATGATGTTCAGTACGATGTTGGTCTTGATGGTAAGGAGAACCACACGGTTTGTGTCGTTTCTTTCCCTTGCGAGACACCAGAGCACGCAACTCTTGCTAAGGATCTAACTGCGGTACAGCAGTTGGAGTGGGTTGTTAAGGCTCAATCTGAGTGGGCTGATAACAATGTTTCTGTAACGGTTTACTACCGTAAGGAAGAGTTGCCTGAAATTCAGGAGTGGATGAAGAAGAACTACAAGAACAAGCTAAAGTCTGTTTCGTTCTTGCTTCATAGCGATCATGGTTTTGCTCTTGCTCCTTATGAAGAAATTGATATGGATTCTTACGAAAAGATGAAGTCTAAGATTAAGAATGTCACTTTTGTAGATCAGATCAATGAGTATTCACTTGAAGACCTTGAGTGCGAAGGTGGAGCCTGCCCGATTAGGTGATCTAATATGAATATGGATTCTATTATCATATTAAGATGCTGTCGGGACTGGCCGATTCAAGCGCATTCTGCAATGATTGGAGGCGGAACTTGCGGGTATTGTAAGCAGTCTCCAGAAGTTGTGTTTGAGCTATATGATGGTCCTAACTGCAAATTTGATGATAATGGAATTCCTATTCGGGGGTAGCTCAGTAGGCAGAGCGGTTGACTGTTAATCAATTGGTCGCAGGTTCGAACCCTGCCCCCCGAGCAAATGGCAAAAGCGTATCAACTAGATACGCTTTTCGCTGTTTACCTGTGCTTTTTTACCTCAAGTGGTGTATGATGTCTGAGATGATTGATGATTATGTGAAGAAGAAGGACCTTTATGTCCCTGAAAGAGCGTTCGGTGTTTGTATTTGGATCATGCCGAACGGAAAGCCGCTTTCTGACGGTGACGGAGTTCTTTGTGCAGAAGGTGTTATGAATGACAAAGAAGTTGAAAGACAGGTCGCTCAGGCTGCTAAGTATTGGACTGGTAGCGATGAGGGTTACACGACTTGGGTAGGTGGGGCTAGAAAGGTTACTGCTTCTGAGCAAGATGATCAAAAAGAAAGATTTGAGCAGGGTTTGAATCCAGATCCTTATGAAGACGTTATTGAGGCGGCTGTCAGAAAGGAATTGAACAGGAGAGGTCGATGAGGTCAAATATGAGTCATATTGAAGAAGAAGAAAATCAGGAAGTTTTTCTTGATGATATTAGTTACTCTCAAGTTGTAACTAAGAAAGTCACTGATGATCCTTTTAAGAAAGTTAAGTATTCTTCTCTTTCTTCTCGAATGAAGAGGAGGGCTACTCGTCTTGCTAAAAAGTATGAAGGTGTTGATGATGTAAGCACAAAGTACATTGATCCAGAAGAACTTGATGGCTATTCGCTTTATGACGTTGTTACTCCTCCCTATGATCTAGATACCCTCGCTGAACTTTATGATTCTAGTGCAATTCATAATGCTGCTATTAATGCGAGAGTTATGAATACGGTTGGTCTTGGGTATTCGTTCCCAGAGACTTTGAAGTCTAGAAGAAGGCTTGAGAAGGCTCAAGGCAATGCTGACAGGCTGGCTAGAGTCAGGAAGGCTATTCAAGATGCTCGTCAGGATCTTGAAACAAAGTTTGAAGACTTTAATGAAGAAGAAACATTTATTGAGACCATGACCCGTGTGTGGCTTGATGTTCTTACTACCGGCAATGGCTATCTTGAGATCGGTAGAAACAACTCTGGTCAGATTGGATATATTGGTCATATTCCAGCAACTCTTATGAGAGTTCGCCGTCATCGTGACGGTTATGTACAGATCGCTAAAAGCAACAAGATTCAAGCGGTGTTCTTTAAAAACTTTCAAGACACCGAGATGGAAGATCCGATTAACTCAGATCCAAATCCAAACGAAGTAATTCACTTTAAGACGTACTCACCAAACAACACTTATTATGGCATCCCGTCATCTGTTTCTGCGGCTGCTGCAATTGTAGGAGATAAGTTTGCCAAAGAGTACAACATTGATTACTTCGAAAACAAAGCTATCCCTCGCTACGCAATTATTGTCAAAGGTGCAAAACTAAGCCAGCGCTCAAAGCAAGAACTTGTTAACTATTTCCGTCAGGAAGTTAAAGGAAGAAATCACGGTACTCTTATTGTGCCTCTTCCGGCTTCTCTTGGTGGAGATAGTGATATCAAGTTTGAGAAGCTTGAGGCCGGTATTCAGGATGCCTCGTTTGACAAGTACCGCAAGTCAAACAGGGACGAGATTCTTGTTGCTAACAGGGTTCCCGCCCCGAAGGTAGGTGTCTATGACAATGCTAACCTTGCGGTTTCTAGAGATGCTGACAAGACGTTCAAGACTCAGGTTATTGGTCCGGATCAATCTGTTATTGAGAAAAAGATTAACCGACTTATTTCTGAGTTCACGGATCTAGTAACTATTAAGTTCAACAGGATTGATCTTATTGACGAGGACATTCAATCAAGAATTTACGATAGATATCTTCGCACTGAAGTTGTTAGTCCGAATGAAGTTCGTAATGAACTTGGTCTACCTGAAAGAACAGATGGTGACGAAGTTCTACCATTCCCAACTAAGTTGAAGAAGGAGCAGGGCAGCAATGGTCCCGGTGCTCCAGAGGGGAATGATAATAATGCTTCCGCAGTGCCTAGAAGGGCCAGAGCGGACACGCCAGAAGGCTCCACTGATCCTAGAGACAGTGGTGACCAAGCTGAGCGTGGAGAGAACCAAGATAATGGAGGAAATAATGATTGACGGACATATTGTGTACTCAAACACAGAGTTGACTGATGCTGATGGTGTGCAAACCATAAGTCATCACACTTATGCTATTTACGTTGTAAACAAGGACACTAACCACTGGATTGAAGTTAAATTAAATGGTAAGCATTCTGTTATGCTTCCTGATGCTCAATCTCATGTTCATAATTACCTTGAGATCGCTGGTGATTACAACACTATTGAGGTTGTAACTGCATCTAGCACTGTCGCTGTTTATGCTATAG